TGTTTGCGAAACTGCTATAAAAGCACTTACTGCTGTATAATTTACATTAGCTATTTGACCTATTTTAGAGGCGGTACTTAATCTAGCTATATAAGGATTTGAATCATATGTATAAAACTGAGGAAAGAAATTAGGTTCTGGAGGACTAATAGGGTTGTAACTAAATAAATCGTTCATAGGAGAAATAGTAATAGCAATATCAAATTCCCTTCCAGGATAATACTGCAAATTACTAAGTCCAAAATTTGAAGGAGTAATTGCTACAGAAGAGTTTTCCACTCTACCATATAATTTAACAGAACTTCTAAACTGATCCTGAGTAGGGCCTACCTCGTTTAAATCCCTAGGAATCTTATTAATGTTATCACTAGTTAGCACTACATGAGAAGTTTGACCTTGCTCTAAAGTTAAGTTTTCTGGATATCCTGCCATTATACCAGGCAAGTAAACATTGTAATATTCTTGCTCTGTTTGTTTTACTACAATTTTATACGAGTACCAACCTAAAGGGTTATACTTTGGACTAGTAACATCTCCGTTATACTCTGTAGCTATTTGATTATTAAAAATAAGTTTTATTGAATCTCCTGGCCAAGTGCTAGGGGATGTTGACGGTGTATTATAAGGAGAATATATAGTAGAACCTATAAACGTTTGAGTTCCTGAAACAGAAACTTCTTTATTATTAGATAATATAACACCTGATTGTCTTCCATATCTATCTGATAAAACAACACCTACTTGGTAATTCCTATTCGTTTTTAAACTTGAATTAGGATACTCAATTCGACTTGTTGTATTTTGCTCAGTTCCTCCCGGTTCCAAAACAACTAATTGTAAATTAACTAACACACCAGTTGTTGGTGTATCTAATGTTATATTAAAAGTGCCTGATCCGGTTATACCTGTTATTAATGTGCCAGGAGCTACGCCATTACATATAACTATCATGCCTATTAGGAACTCTCCTTTAACGTTTCCTAATGTAATAGTGGTTGATCCTGCTGGAAACGTGCCGCTAATTTGTGCGGTACCTCCATTTAAGCTAAAAGCAGATTTATCTGTTATAGCTAAGTTGTAATTAATAAACTCAGGAGCAGTATATTTATTTAAATAATTACCATATATAACTCTATTGCCTGAAATTTCTTGAGCCAAAGCTCTTATAGGCGTTTTATCAAAAACTCTTATTAAATCTTTTTCTGGTAAAGTTCTAAAAGGTTTTTTAGACTGGTAGTCATAAACATGGTAATCCGGCTCCCCTATGGTTAATTCTACATTTTCTGCTAATGTTTGAGCAGAACTTAAAGCTATAGTACCTACAGTACTAGGGTTTACATTTGGATTATCTGGATTATAAGCAACTACGGTTACATTTGTTGTTATACCAAAACCAGTTACATAACTTCCTATTTTTATACCGCCAACTATATTATCAACTGCAACAGTTGTTTGCGCGCCTACTGTAGCTGTTTTAACTTGACACGAGGCGGAGGCATTGTAAATATCATTTGCATTAATTGTATCAATAACCTTAACGGGTATTTGATCTGACTCTTTATATAGTATGTCAATTTCTGTAACTTTTAAAGAATCACGTAAATTGTAATTTTTAAAAGGTAAAGGTATTCTTAGTTTTATTTGATCTACTTTATTTTCTACAAAATTAACAATAGTACTTCTAGATGCTTCGGATTCATTGTTTATTTTTTTTAAATCATCTTTTTGCACATACATAAAATAACCATCCTGCTTAGGTATAAACGCAGCCTGAGTAAATGTTGAAAATAACGAATACTCATTATCGTCAAATTTAAATCTATATCCAAATCTTACAAATTTATCATCTAAGTATGTAGGGTCTCCTGCAAATTGCGAATCATAATAAGGATTTGCGTTTAATATTATAGTAGTATCACTACTTAAAGCAGGAAATACCGCACCAGTTATATTTATTGTCCATAAAGATGTACCTGAATCATAAGTAGCTGTGCTTACTACTGCATTTGCAATAGGTTGTACAATGTTTGAGCCATCAATGTAAAACACAGCCGATCCCGAATCATAAGTTGTTGTCGCGGGTACTTGTATGTCTCCTACAAAATTTTTAACTATTATTTGAGTACCACCATTAACTGATATATTTAATTCACCATTTCCTCCGTTTGGCAAATTTTTACTACTGACATCTTTCATGGTTGACTCATATTGAGTTGTAACAGCTGTAGATAATTTGCTTTCCGCATACATTTCAATGCAATCATGCGGATTATATTTAGCTACTGATATTTGATCTTCAGTTGTGTAATAAGTAGGAGGTTGATTGGTGTTGGTGTTAGCAAAATCTACATTTATTTTTCTTGGTTGGTTTCTATTGTCTGTCCAAAAAAGTAAATTTTCTATAATGTTAGAGCCATACACCGGCGTTAATGTTGAGAAATTAAGGAATGGGCCTTGCACTAGTGTTATTAAAGAACTGTTGCTGCTATTAAAAGATATAATAAAATGATTTGAATACTGGCCAGTTGGACGATAAATTCCGTCTGTGTTATCTGTAAAAAACAAATAAGCAATACCGGTAGACTCATCTTGCAGCGTCCCAATACACTCCAAATTAGAAATTCCTGTATGTGCAGCTACGTCAGCGGCTTTTGCATTACCTAAAACATTTTCCAAAGAACCTACGTTAGACCCTTCTGATTTATTAACTTGAACATTAACTGCATTTCTATATTCATTATTAGGCAGAATACGAGCATCAATGTCCTTGTTCATTTTGGACTTTAAAAAAGTATTTTTAGACTTGTTCATTTAATTTTAGTGTTTAATCCATTTAGATTTACCTCTCATAACTTGAACAATTTCATCAAGTTTAATGTTTGATAATCTTATTTTAGCGTTTCTAAGTTTAGCTCTTCTGTCTTTTTGAAGACGCTGAACCACATACTCTTGCTGACCAGATCTTGTGGATAGCATAGAATACAATATAGACGCATATAAAGCATCTTCAGCAAGCTTAGGTACTTTAGTATCAGAGTCATAAGCTAAGCCGTCAGAAATATATTCTAAAACAATAAGCTTTCCAATTAAATTGCTAGAAAAAGACATTTTACCATCACGTTCATTCATATTAAACCACCCATTTCTTTGAGCTGTTTGAGGGTCAAGCCCGTATTGTCTTCCCCAATTAAAGTTATTATTAAAGCCATAAGTGTTTTGAAAATCTAAAATTTCATTTACATTATTACCTTGTTGGCCGTTTATTAAATTGTCGTTAGCTGACTTCCATCTTTCTGTTGTAATAGAAGTCCCTTCAATGTTTTCTCCAAAGTTGTCTTGCGTCGGCGTGCCTGCCTGATCTTGTATAGGTGTTGCAAAAGGCGCTATTGTTAAGTTATTTGCTGGATATATAATTCTTTTTATTCCTAATTGATCTATCCAAGATACTCTAACGTAATTTACATAGTCTTGAGGTAAAATAACACTTAAGCTTTCAGGTATACTTAATTCTTGCGAGTGAATACTTTTCAATGTATCATAGCTAAATTCCTGCAATGATCTTTTAGCAAAAAATAACACATCAGATTTTTTAGCGTTTTGTATTAATTTACCATCTCCAACATAGCCAACCATGAAATTGTCTATTGCGTCGTTTAATTTAATGTATTCGTAGCTTCCGTAATTATCTTCTACTGCCTCGCCAAAAGCTTTTTGAGTTTGCCCTTGACCGTATTGTCCTCCGTCTAATGTTTTTAATTGAACTGTAACAAAGGTTCCAGCTGTTAAAGCGGCATCAACATTTATAACATTATTTGCAACAGAATAAGCAAGTAAATATTCTGTATAAGTTCCAGGAAAACCATTAGCGCTTGTATACAGCTTAAAATTATTCAAAGCGTAGTTTGCGTTAGCTGGATTCCAATCTCCAAATATTAAATTTGTATCAAATGTGGTTGGAAATTTCTCATTAACAGCGCCAGTAGCAGATAAAAATCCCTGGGCTCCTTGGTAATATTGTTGATTTGTTTCAGTTATTAAACCCATTCTTTACTATGATTTTACGTTATTTGATGCTTGCTGTGATTCTTGTTCGGCTACTTGTATAACTGTAGGATCGTTTATAATAATACCGCAATACTTTAAAATGTTTGTTACTAAATTGTTTTTTTCCGAAATATCTAATTCAAAATCAGTACTACTTGAACCTACCCCTCCAACTGGGTTAAATAAAAATTGACCTAACGCTCCAACTGTAAAATCCCACACGGGATTAGTTGGTTCAAATAAACAATTTATATTTAAAACATTAGGAACTGGCGAAACTTTTACCAAAAGCTGACTTAAAATTGCTGGTGCAATAATTGCATTTGTAGTATAAGCAATAGGATAACTAACATTAGGCGTAGTTAATTTTGACCTAGTTATTTCTGAGTAATCGCTTTTGCTAGTTAACTGAGTTATTGAGTTGTATGTAGGATTTGAGGTGTTGTATGTAGAAATAATTTCACCTAATTTATATATAGCACCCGCTCCATTATAATAAAAGCCGTCGCTGGTAGCGTCATAAGAAAACGCTGCTTCCTTTTCAAAAGGATAAAGCTTATAAGATATGTCTTTAAACATGTCGAAAAACTCTGTGTTGTTTTGTGTATTGTTTTGGTTTAAACGATTAACTTGATTTCCGTCTGGAAAATAAGTCATAAATATTTCACTTTGCACTTGTGCTGCTAAACTGCTAAACTCTGAAGGTGTTATATAACCTCTTTGCTCTTTGTTTATAATATACAAGACTGTTTGATATACTGTATTTACGCTTACTGCCATTTGTTTATTTTTATATACTAAAAAGGCGGCCGAAACCGCCTATATATAGTATCACTTGTTTTTATAGTTTTTTATCTATAGATTTATAGATTTCCACACCTTCGTCTGTTTTCAAAAAAGCCGCAAACGCTGAGTAAGGGTTTTCATCAAACGGTACATTCATTAATTTTCTATCATTTGAACCCCACATAAATGTTCTTTGGTCTTGTGATAATTTAATAATGCCTAGTTCTTGTGCTCTAATTGCAAAATTTCTAAGCTGAACATTCTCATCATTTGCTAAGTCTATAAACAACGCTGGTTCATTTTTAGCAAACAACAATAAATCTCTCCTAAGTTCTTTTGAACTCATAGAGTTTACAGCAGATCCTCTTTCTACTCGCATGATTGCCTCGGCATGATCTATGTCAATTGCCCTAGCTGCATTCAAAGCATCAATTTGCAAATCTAAAATATCTAACTCATCTTCCGCTTTTTCAACTGCACTAAATTCTAAATATACTTTTCCTTTTAAAGGGTGATATAAAGAAAGTAACTTTTGTAAATTTTGTTTGTCTTTACCTACAGTTAAAGTCCCGTCTGAAAATCTTATATGTCCCATCGTAACTTCACCTTTTTGTTCATCAACTAATGGTGAATCTTGATTAGTAGCATATCTTAATTCTCTTTGTTTTCCAGTTTTTTCATCAAAATATAGCAAAGAATGTTTACGTGTATGTTTGCTAGGTATTGTTAATGTTAAAGGAGATTTTTTTCCTGTTAAAAAATATACTCTGTCTTTGATTTCCCACTGTGGTTTAGTAGGTTTTACTGGAGCAGCAACTTTTGTTACCACTTCTTTTTGAGGTGCAACCTCAATAGCTTCTGCTTTAGCTTGTTTAGCCATAATATAATATAATATAAATGTTAATAAGAGTAATAATTACCCCCGTCAGTTCAACGAGGGTAAGAATTACATTAATGTTGAATCAATTAGACTCCTTTGAATAATACAAAGTTGTTAGCAGCTTGTGTTACTAAACATCTTTCAGATAGGAAGTTTACTTCCATAGCATCAAGAGTTGAAGTAAATGCACCACCAGCAGAACCAGTTAACCAAGACTTCATTCTTCTATCATCAGATTGTGAAGCTCTATATCTTACATGTAAGAAAGGTCTTCTGATGTTAGTTCCTAATACTTGATCGTATACTGTTGAAGTTCCAGCAGGTACTAATACACCTTCAATTGAATTGATACCAACAATTGCTCCACGTGTAGAAGCATCGTTTAAGTATTTCCAATCAGTTTTGTAAAAGTCGTAAGAACCTCTTCTAAATCCTGAGAATCCAAGGTTTAAAGCCATTTCTTCTGAATTTTCAAATAAACCAAAAGCAGTTCCTCCAGCGAATCCACCAGAGATGCTAGCTAGCATATCATCAAAATCTAAAGCAGTTTGGCGATTTAAGAAAAGCATGTTTTCTTCAATAGCTCCTTGAGTATCTAAGTTTTTAAGAATTGCATCAAATTCGTCAAGTCCAGCAGCAGCAGTAAATCCTACTTCTACGTTTCCACGAGATTCAATAGCAGAAAATAAACCTTCAGTTCCTGGTACAGCAGTTGCAGCAGGTAGTAATCCACCACCTTGGTTGTATACACCTTCTACCATAGACATTTCTAAATGATCTTCAAAACGTAATCTTGTTTCAGATTCAGCTTTTAAATACCATAAGTATCCAGATGTTCCGTCTTCAGTTGCAACTTCTACCCATCCAATTTGAGCCATATCGGATCCGTTTATTACAAACTGATCTCTAATGATTATTGGTGAATTAGAATATTGTGTGAAAGAAGGATCTACAGAAACTCTTGATCCATTAAGAGGCTGTACTCCAGCACCGCCAGCGGCACCAATAGTAGAACCTTTAGCATAAGCAGATCCGTAAACGAATAACTTAACTCCTGTTCCAGCAGCAATTGGGCCTGCCATAAATCCAGAATTTACTAATCCAACAGCACTGTCAAAAGGAACTACATCTAAAGTACCAGCTCCAGCAGTTGTATCACTTCCTGTAACTAAACACTTAGCTTCAGCCCCTGTTGCAGGGTTTAATAATACAACTGTATCATTTACAGATACTACATTGTTTACGTTAGCAGCTAATGTAATTAAATTTGATGCACCTACTCCAGAACCATCTGCTCCAATTTGGAATCCTTGGTAAGATATGTGTAATCTATTTTGTTCAGACCAAATTACTTGATCACTTGTCATTGGCATTTCAGCGCCAACCATTCTTAAGAAGCCAGATAACGTTCTGTTTCCATAACGCTCTACTTCAGCTTCGTATATCTCAGGGAGATATTGTTGAGCAAAGTCATTTTGCCCATTGTTAAATTGTAGGTAGTTGTTTGGAAGCAATTGTTGATTTTGCGACGGTATTAAACTACCAAATTGAGGAGTTAAACTCATAATTGTTTGTTTTTTTTAGTTAAATGTTCTTTTTTTAATTTTAAGCTTTGTAGAATCAGCGCCTGAAATTGCTTTAACTTTTAATCCATTTATAAACACTTCTCCTTGAGTAGATCTAGCTTTAGTCCCACTTAAGTTTTTTGAACTGTTTACAACATCTTTTACAGCGTCAGCTTTTCCTTGCTCATAAAAATGAGCGGCAATCTTATCTACATTTTCAGCGGCATACATAGCTTTGTGATAACCTTTCGTATCTGTAACATTACCATCTGAGTCAAGGAACTTCCCGACAAGGTTGTTAATATTTGATTGGTTTTCCGCAACTTTATCACGATTTTGAATATTGTACTTATAGTTTTTTTCGCCAACTTTAATATCGAAACCTTCGAAATCATTGCTAAAAAGATTTTTAGTACTTTCTTGAAATTGTGCATGTTGTTGCTCAGCCTGTTCTTGCTGCTTGTTATATCGGTTAAAAAAGTCCATAGCTTTTTGTTGGTCTTGAGTAACGCCCGATCTCAACTTGATTTCGTCGTAATACTTACTCTTAGTTTCCTCTAAATAGCTTTTGGCTTTTGCAACTTCTTCTTTAAACGCAATTTTCTTTTTGCGCATATCTTTTTCCTCATCAACGTCTTCGTCATAAACAAAGTCTTCTAAAATGAGATCTATATCTTCGCCTTCTAAATAAGGCTTTTCTTTTTTATAATATTCCTTTAACAGCGTAACATCATCTACCTTTGAGTAATCAGCGTTAAGTCTTGTATAGTCCTCTATTGTCCCACCCGTATCTTCCATAAAAGAAACAAGCTTTTCAATGTTTTCTGGTAACTGTTTGCCTAATACTTTTTCGTCTCTTAAAGCTTCTTTAACTTCCGCTTCAACTTTTTTTACTTCGACTTCTTTGATTGGAGAAAACCCTTCAACATCCTTGTCGGACTCTTGTATAGGTTCTCCCACCTCTGCGCTATCTCCGGATGATTCTTCCACAGATACTTTCTCTGTTTCTCCGATTTGAATGGCATCTTCTTCTTGTTTAGGTATTACTACTTTAGTTACTTCAGGCTCTGTTTTAATTAAAGGTTCTTTTATGTTAACTTTAATTGGTTCATTGCTTTGTTGTGTTAATTTTTTTGGAGTTTTCTTTTTAATTTTAAACTCACCTTCCTGTTTAACAGGTTCATTTGTTTTTACTTCTGACATAATATAATATAATTAAATAGTTAATGCTTTCTACATGAAAGCTTGCATACCTTGTTCAGGCTGACTTTCAAAATCTATTGGCAAGCCATCATTTTTTCTTTGGCTTATCAATTCACTTTGCTGTGTAGCTTCCATTTTGCTACGATTATCTTTACGATCTTCAATTGCTCCTTCTTTTTGTTGGATTGTTTGAACATCTAATTGTTTAAGCTGCATATCGTATTGAAACTTTGTTTGCATTTTTTGTGCTTCTAACTGCGCTGCAATTTCCATACGTTGTATTTCCATTTGACTTTTAGATTGTTCAAATTGAACGTTAGCACCCATTATAGCTTCTTGCTTTTGCACTTCAGCCATAGCTGTCTTTTCTGCAGTGTCAGCTTGAGACTTCCCTTGCGCTGCAATGTTAGCTTGTTGGTTTGCTTGATCTTGTTTAGCTTTTGCTTTACGCTTTATTTTAAGCATTTGATTTGCTAACTTAAGATTTTTTATTTGTCTTAAATCTATAGCGTCTTCTAAATTTAAACTACCTTGTTGTAGTGACACTTGTATATTTGCTTCAAGCTGCGCCAACTCCTCATCGTCTGGTTCTAACTCTAAGAATATTCCAAAGTCATGTAAGTTTAAATTACTAACTTCATCTAAGGTTTCTGTATTAAACGTTGATATAGATTTTTGCAATGCGCTTCTTGTAAGCGGAAATTCTAAAGCATCTGATATTTTAAGAGCAATGTTTTCAGCTAGTTTAAGAGTTAAATAAAGGCTAGACTGATTAATATGTCTAGTAGCAACATTAGACGCGTTAGCGGCCATCTTCTGCAATCCTACAAGTGAATTTTTATCCATTGCAGTTCCATCTCTTGCTTCATTTAGCCCCGTTACATCACGTATCATTTGTAAATAATATTGATACGTTTGTATAAGTGCTGCAATTTTAGCTTGGCCGCTTGAACTATTAAGTTCTTGGATAGGTACTTTACCAGCATTCATATCACCGTCTTGTGTAAGTGATCTGCCTACAATAGAACCTGTTTGAAAATACATATTAAGTGCTTCCGCAGGATTGTAGTTTGTACCATTACCTAAATCAACTTCTGCGAGCCCGTCCATATCTAAGTATACACCGTCTGGCACCATACGAGATAAAACTTGCTGCAGCTTTAAATGAGTTAATTGAATCATATCGGCAAAACCAATACATTTGCTTACAATAGATTCAATTCTTCCTTTGTACATTCTAGGTGCACATATAGCATAATTCATTTCAACCTTAGTTGTGTCTGCTTTGGGTCTTGACATGTTTTCTGCTAATCCCCATTTTAGCATATCATTATTGCCTAATACTTTTGCTCCCGTGTATAACACTTCAATAGACCTTGATACTCTTTCAAAGTTGTCATTTTCAGGCGGATTAAATGTGTCTGGCTTTTCTAAAGCTTTCATTAATCCTTGCTCTGTTTGTTTTATTTTGAATACTTGATTGTGATATGTTTTGTATTCAAAGTATAAAACTTGCACAGTGTTTTTATCGTAACCACCCCAGCCTGTTACGTATTGGCTATTGCCTGGCATTTTTTGAATTCTTTCAAGCTCTTCTGCTGAAATATTAGGAAATTCTTTTTTAAGTTCTGGTATTGTTATAGATTTTACTTCGCCTACATAATATACGTCGTCAAAATTTGGGTCTTCAGTATAAGAATAAACAACATAAGCTGGATCAACATAATCAACAGTTAACCCTTCTGCCGTGTTAAACCCTGTTTTAGCACAAGCAATTCCTAAAACCGTTAAATCCATATTCAATCTTTTTCTAGTAAGATCGTATTTGTTTTGAGCAAGCACAGATGATATAGCTTCTTCTTCTGCTATTTCAACTGACTGCTTATAGCTTAATTGCATATGTAGCTCAAGCTCTTCTTTAGATTCTGGTATTGTATTAATATTAGGTGTTTGGTATAAATCAATCCCTAATGTTTGTTTTAAGCTGTCTAAATATTCTTTAGCAACCATGTCCTCGTAAAGTGCGGAAGCATAATTCGTTCTTTTCTTTATTGATTGAGGGTCTTGTGCATATGCTTTTATATCATATGACTTACCTGAGATACCATTAACTACTATATCTACAAATTTAGATAATATAGGCACAGGTTTCCAATCTAAGTTTAAATAAGATAAATCGCCATTAATTGACAGCTCATCTTTATACTTTTGTATTGATTGCTCTCCTCGAGCATATAATCTTAATTGGTGAAATTGATTCCAACTAGTTAAATATCTATTACCGTTAGTTCGACCTTGACCAAACCATTCGTATTCAATAGCCTGCCCAACTTGCGTACCATATTCCAAACTTGCTTTTTCTGCGTCACTTACTACTTGACTAGGGAAAGCGCTGTTTGTGTTAGTATATATACTCATTTAACTTATTATTTTTGATATTGAACCTTTGTTGTCGTACTTTTTAATTCCTAAATCAACCGGTAACGGTCTTTCTCTTTTAGGACCTGGCGTGTATCTATGCTTGTTACATGCCATCAATGCTAAGCCTGAACTTATCGATGCATCGTGTTTTGTTCTATTATTAATATTAAATTTTGCCCAATCCTCTAATGTTCTTTGAAAGTATACGTCGCCGTATCCTGTTTCTTTAAGCCCTACAAATTCATTTATATATGTTTCTATAGCAGCCGCATGAGCTTGTTTTATATCTTCACTTGAGTTTGGTATACCACCTAACTCTCTTTCTGTTACTGATAATTTATTATATTTTCTATCCGGTCTATTAATTGAATAGCCTCTATAGCCTCTTCGTTTAAAATGATATAACAATCTGGGTTTATTATTTTCAGCTAATATTGGCATACCATAAAATACGCAGGCCATTAATACATCTTCAAAAAATATTTCAGCAGTTTGTGGCCTAGCTATATATTCTAAAAAGAAATGATTAGGAGGTACGTCCTCCATACTGAACTTTGTTAAACCGTGAAGAGCGCCTTTCGACCCCCTACCGTCCACAGTGCCTGATATATCATATGGATCACAACCAAATGCTCCGCAGTGCTCATTGCCAGGATAATTAGTACCATTTTTTATATATCTTTTATTTTGTAATTGCTCAGGAGGAACCCAAGTTACTAAAAATCTACCATCATTATTTGGAACAAATATTACTCTAGTATCTTTTTCAGCATTTTCCCATTGGAAACTTCCTCTTGTTACGTTGATTGAGTTTTTAAGATCTTCATTAAAATCTATTTGTTGGTATATTTTAGTTAGATTAAATAAAGATTGTTTTGATTCATCTCTAAATGCGTGCTTAGTTGTACGCGGAAATTGTCTGTAAAATTCATTTAAACTATCTTGATCTGATTTTAAACCTTCTACTTCATTTTCCCAGTACTCTATTACGCCTTGTGTTATTTTTGTCCCGTGTGGATCTGTAACTTCTTTTTTTGGTGTGTTGAATACAGGTAAGCCATAAGAATCAATGTATCCTTCGTAGTTCCATTCCATAGGTATGAACAAAGAATAGAGTCCTGAGCGAGTCTGTCCATTGGCGTTTCTTTGTGTAACATCTGAATCATTGTAAAGCTTTTTAAAATTATCGCCGCCTTTATCTAATGAGTTTGACGTTGATCCCATCATACATTTGCCTATTACTCTACTACCTAATCTAAGGGTGGTTTTCGTAACACGCCAGTTGTTGAGGATGTTGTTGGGCCTTTCCCATTTCCCCGATTCATCGTGGACGAGGAGTTTGAGTTTCTCCCCATCGTAGGCGTTGTCACCGGTGTTCTTCCAGTCGATGGTGGTGTCCAAACCGGTAATTTCTTGTATTTTTTCGTTGGCTTCAAGCTTTCTACGGGTAAATTTGGAGGCAGGGACTCTGTAGGCGAGTTCGGTCTTTGGCCTGTCCATACCGTCCTGGATCGGTTTGAAAAAGAAGGGATAGTTAACGGAAATAGGTACGACCTTATCTGTGAACATCTTTTTAGCATCGGCACCAGATTTGGACAATATGCCAAACCGTGAATCCGTTGATATTGTAGCAAGGTTGACCGATTCAGCTGAGGACATAAATGAAAATCCGCTTCGACGGTTTTTAAGATAACACATTCCATATGACCTGGTATCGGATTTGCATGCCTCCCAAAATATGTAGAATAATCTATTCGATTCCCTAAAGTCTGGTTGCCCGACGTCAATCTTACTCCACTGCAAGTACATATAATAAGTGCCAGTAATGTAAGTAGGAATACCTTTGCTAATGAACCAAAAGCCTTCTTCACGTCGTGTAAATTCTTCATCAATATAGTCATACCATTTTTCTTTAAAATCTAACGGGTATTCTTCCCAGTCAAATACAGATTTAATTTTTTTTAATTCTTTTGGGTATTCAGAATAAGTCCATTTATCATTTTCAAATTCAACTACATTAGCTTTTTTAGGTAAAGCTATTTTTAAGTTTTGTATTTCGTATATTTCTCCTATCTCACCTGTTTTACTTATAACGACAAGATCGTGCTCTTCGTTATAGCCATATTCCCATTTTTTATACCTGTTCATTCTTTTAAGAACTTTAGGTTTTACATGGTCTTTTAATACCTTATATAAAGTTTGTTCGTACATTACTTAGATCTACCTTCAGCAAAACCTCTAAAAGACTTTTCTTCTTTTACTTCTTTAGGTTTTTCATTTAACAAATCTTCTTCAGCTTCAATGCGATTAAGTATTTCAAAGCAATCAAATATTGCTAGCTTTTTTGTGGCTGCAGCATTTTTAAGTCTATCTGCTGATATGTCATCATCAGAATCAACAATAGGTTCTTTTGCTACCTTTATTAATTCTTCAACAGCTATTTGACCAGCTAGGATTATATTCTTCTTCGTTTCCTTTGTGTTCATACTTAATTACAATATCATTTGATTTCATACAATATAAACGCTTACCTTCAATTAAGAATTCCCATTCACCATTAGGCTTGTAACCTACTAGGTCGCCTGGGTTAATATTAAGCGCTTTTAAGAAGCTATTGCCATATTTTAATATACCAATAAGGCTTTGCTCTTTTTCCAATGTTAAAGACTCTTTGTCTTTTATCGGTGTTATAAAACATCTGTCATTAAACGAATTCCAACCTGTTTTATTTTTATATAAATATATTTGGTCTGCAGCACAAAAATATAAGTTATCTTTAAACCAAGATCTACTTTTTTTCTTATCACCTTTCATATTGTAAAATGTTCTAAACACATTTTGGTGAATAACAATTGTATCGCCTGCTTTAATCCCTGTGCTAAAAGCTTTGGGTGTTTCTAAAACTTTAGCTAACCTATTTACAAATTTAAAATCTTCTATACCTGTGTTTACAATTAGCTGCTTGTTACCAACTTTAATTTTATTACTGTACTCGTCGCCTAGCGGTTCTACAATAAAGTCGTATATACTTTTCAATACTCCAAGTCATACTCAACAGAGATTGCCATGTTAGAATTGAACTTCTTCCATGGCATTACCTCATTGTTTTTTTTAATATGAATATTATAAGAACCG